TGACAACATAATTCCAGCCGCACCGGGAAAAACCTTGTAATAATACCTCTGACACAACGCCAACTCAGCGCCATAAGGTCTGCGCTCAAACGGCGTGGCGACACTACCGACTTCTAGTTGGACTCCGGTGATGTACCAAGTGGCGTTGAGAGTGCCGATGACTGAGACTGCGCCTGTTGCAGAAACATAACTTGCCCCAGCCCAAGAACCTGCGGTTCCACTTACATCTGGACCAGAACCAAGACCCCAAGTAACATACATCCCGATACCTGTTGTCGTTAACCAAGTTCCGCTAGTGTCACCAGGAATAGTTACAGTTTTGTATTCCCAAGTGTCTGCGGCGGAGATTGTGTATGTAAAAGGATAAGACCTATTAACCGCAGAGTTTCTCAATGACCCACCAAAAGTTCCAGTAAGGCTTGAGCGAACCCAAAACGATAGCGTTACTGTTTTGGCGTTTGCAGTTCCCCAACCAAGGTCTGCAATGTTAGTGCCTTCAATCCGATGTTGAATTTGAAAGGTTTGAGTTGTGGTTACAGAAGCGTCTGCGGTTGTTGTTGTAAGTTTTACAGAGTTAACAAATCCAGCAGGAGCAGAAGTATCTTGTTGTGCAGAAAATGCTCCATCTGTGCTATTTCCAATTATAAATCTATCAACAGGATAATTACCAGAAGCAGTCACCGCCGCACCAGCATTCCTCTGGTCAATCCTCATGTCACCATTGATGATGCGGTTGCGGAAGCCGAGGCTGTTGTCGGCGGAGATGTTGTTGGAGTTAATCGTCAGTTCGTTTGCCGTGACCTTGTTATCTTTGAGCAAAACTGAGTCAATCGTCACGCCAGCAGCAGAGGTCTTCTCAGAGATGGTGTCGGTAATGATGCTATTGGCAGTCAGGTTGTCCGAGTCATCAATAACGACACCAGATGTTTGAAGCACTTTTCCAGTGGTGCTATCAAACCTGGGAACCGTGTTATCCACAGAAGATGCTGGCCCTTGCACATCACCGGCCCCGGCAGGCGTGTCCCAGCTAAGAACCGCACTGCCATCAGTCTTCAAGAATTGCCCAGCCGATCCATCCGTTGTTGGCAGCGTGAAAGTTACGTCTGCCGCTACAGTACCTGCTGCTTTCAGGCCGATAAAGTTGCTGTTGTCTGTGTCGTAGAACTTGGCAGCAGCGGTGGCCTGGAACTTAGCATCGGTTGCAATGTTGGGCGTGGTCAGCGTTGGCGTGGTGCCGAACACCGCAGCGCCAGAGCCAGTCTCATCTGTTAGCGCGCCAGCCAGATTGGCCGAGGATGGGGTGGCCAGGAATGTCGCAACCCCAGAACCAAGACCGCTGATGCCAGTGGCCACAGGCAGGCCAGTCGCATTGGTCAGAATGGCCGCCGAGGGAGTTCCTAAATCAGGCGTGGTCAGGGTGGGACTGGTGGCGAATACTGCTGCGCCCGTGCCGGTCTCGTCGGTCAGCGCAGCCCGTAGGTTATCTGAGCTGGGCGTAGCCAAGAAGGTGGCCACATTGCTGCCAAGACCAGAGACACCCGTTGAGATAGGCAGGCCTGTTGCGTTGGTCAGCGTGCCGCTGGCTGGCGTGCCAAGGGCAGGCGCAGTCATGGTGGCATTGTTGATTGTCGGGGCTGTGAGCGTGGCTGTGGTCAGCGTCTTGCCATCCATTGTGGTCGGCAGCCTTGCATCGGCCACCGTGCCAGATGTCAAATTGCTGGCATTGTCTGCCCCAATATCTGCCCTGGTCTGTGCTTGGCTGCGTAGCTCATAGGCTGTGCCAGCCGCATTGACCCGAGGAATCTGCGTGGCCGTCAGACTAGCAGGAAATGCTGGTGCGCTTGCAACAGGGTTGCCAGTTGCGTCAAATGCCAATGCCTTGTTAGCACGGGTGGCAGCCACCGGCAAAGTCATGTTGATGGTGGTCGGATCAGTCTCAGGAGCTTTAATTGAGCGCTCAACGGCCTCTGCATTCTGCTGGGCAAAGATGGTCAGGCTGTCCAGCTCTGTATTCAGCGTGCTGGCAAACAAGTCGCCGCCAGTCACAAAGTCCGTAGTCCGCTGAATTGCCCTGGCGCCAATGATGGTGATATTGTCCGTACCTGCCGTGGCCACCAGAGTCACCGAGCCGGTGCCATTTGGATTGATGGTCACCGTGTAGTCGGTGGTCAAGGTCAGCAGGGTGTCGCCCTTGTAGACCTCAATGTCTGTGGCCGCCAGGATCTCAAAGGTGAACGCATACGGCCCCGTGCCGGACGGGGCGAACACTACCCTGCGGGTGACGTTGGAAATGGGTATCGACATAAGTTAAATCCTCAGACGGTTTTTAACGGTTAATTGCTCTATTGGCTAGCGTTTGTAAAGCCCACGCTCTGCCTCAACTTCTCTCTTCATTTTCGTTGTCATCTCAAAAAGATCCTCATCCTCAGACAGCAGGATATCCTTGGCAATCTTGTATGCGTCAGATATCTCTTTGTTCAAAACATCCTGCGCCTCACCAAGGTTCACGGCGGCCAGCCTTCTCATGCCGGAACTTTGCCCAAGAAAGGCAATGCGTTCAGCAAGGGCGCCATCTCTTGTGGCTAGTTCAATCCAGCGGTTGTATTGCGCAGCATTAAGTTCCACGCCATTAATCTTCTTGGGCGGGAAGTATTGCGGGATTCCATAGTCCACCAAAATGGCGTGCGCCATGCTGGTCGTGCCGTCGCTACGTTTGACCGGGGAGAACATCTCGTAGAGGTTTCCTTTGCCCGCCCGCTTTACGTCACCCGTAATCGTGTCCAGCATGGGTGGCAGGCTGTCAGAGGTCAACGGGTTGCGAGACCTGTAGTACCCAATCGCCTCCCAGAATCCCTTGACCGCACCGTCAAGCGGATTCTTCTCAACGTCGCTAACGGCCTCCATAACCTGGCTGCGCTCAGGATCTACCAGCCGTTCTATCCCGGCCAGGAAAGAAGAGTATGCGCCGGCAGGAGAGCCGCCAATCAGGAATTCCGTGCCTTGTTTGCTGACCTGGGCGAACAGGTTATACAGGAAACCCGGGGCATCCTTTGATCCAGAAGAAAGAATCTTGACTATGTCGCCAACCCCGGAGAGCATTGGCTGGTCACCCAGGTATGTGTAGATTGCCACAGAGCCGCCGAGCATAATGCGCTCCATGTCTGCATCGCCTGCCTCCATCATTGAGTATTCCCCGGCGGTGCCTGCAATCGCAAGCAGGGTGGCTATTGGCTCAAGGCCAGCATAGCTGATATAAACCTTGTCTGGGCCGACATTGATCTTGGTGATCTCAGAGAATCGGGCAATATCCTCGTCGCTGACATCCTCCTTGTTGAAGACAAAAGAGAATGGCTGCCAGCCGGTGCCCTCAAGAGCTTGGCGGTCCTCAGTTCTAAATGGACCATACCCAGTCATCTTGCCTTCAAGGGCATAGGCGCCCATGCTAAAGATTATGCCGCTTCCAAGAGTAACCCTGGCAATTGCCATGTCTTGCCGTGTGCCGCCGGTATTAAAGTCGGCCCAGAACCTGGGGCTTGCAAAGTTAAGCACCGGGGTTCTGGCCATAGCCTCCAACATAATGTTGGTCGGCGTCCGCACAAACGGCACAAACATCTTCATTAAAGGCGTAGCCAATATCCTCTGCGCGCCTTGCAGCTCACTTTCTAGCTGCCGGGTAAAGGTGGTCGTGCGAGAGAACGCCTTGGCAGCCTCATCGATATCGTCAGGTGTATCCGTAAGAATACGCATAATCGTAGCCTGGGACTGGGCGCTAGCAGTAGCATCATCCAGCCCGGACGCAATTAGCTTCTTATATTCTTGGTGGCCGGCCCGCACCGCTAGGGCATTAAGTTCCATACGATAGGCCACGCCCTTGAAGAACTCGTCCTCGGCCATTAGCGCTCTACCAGGCAGAGTGACAAGTCTACCGTAATAACGCATTGCGTTAGTAAGAGACTTGCCAAAGTCGCTATCACCAAATGACACGTCGAATGGATCGCGGCCAGCTCTGGCAGCCTCAATCTTGGTGAAGGGGTCGGTGGCCTCGTTCTTTATAAAGGCAGTCTTGCCAAAGTCAAAACCTTCCCGCAGCCCTTGGAGCATTCCCATCGCCTGGGCATAGACCTCATCCCCGGTAATTGCTTCCTCGCCGCCAAACATAACGTTGCGTGTCTTGCCTATCACGCTGGCAATCGCACGCTCCGGGATCTGCATGGCCGTAAATAGCGTATTGCCGGCAATGTTCTTGGCGTGGGTTACTGGACTGGAAAGCAGGCCATTGATCCATGTGGTCATCCAAACGTCCATCAGCCTGCCGGAAATCGTCTTTTCTGCCACCGCCGCCCTGCCACCCTTGTTCAATGAGGTATAGCGTTCAGCGAGCTTGAAGGCATTTGTCATACCGCCAGACTCATTGACAATAGCCTCAAGCATTTGGCCGCGTTGAGCTGTCGATTGGCGCGCCTGGGAGAAGATACCCAGGGTGCGGGCAATATCTGCCTGCCTACCTTTTGCCGCCTTAAGCAGTACACCTTCCAGGGCCACAGCTTGGTGGAACTCACTGGCCAACTCTGGTGTCAATGTCCCGGCTTGCTTGGCTGCCTTAACCTTTTCACCCAAATCAAATGCGCGGTTGCCGGCATCGCTAATTGCCAGCAGCATCTTGTATGCTTCCTTAGGACTTGCCTGGGTCTTTTCCATAGGGTTAATAACCCTAGCCAGGAAGGCCTCGTCATAGCCCTCGTCAGATGCCTTGGCAGCAATATCCTTGTAAGAGACCCGCTCAATCTTGTCAGCACCATAGGCGCGGGCAGTGGCCTCAATGAACTGCTTAACACCATCGGCGTCTGTAATTCGATCTAGGTTAAATACAGTCTGCGGGACTCCCGCCTGTATCTGTGCTTGGCTCGGGCTGGGCTTGCCAGTGGTCGGCATGGTTGGCGCAGCCTTGAGGATGCCTTCGGCAACCTTGGGCTCGGCATCCGGTATCACCTGATACGGGCCGATGGTTTCCACCGTTTTGCCAGGGCGCACCACCGGCGCCTCTGTCCTTACTGGCGCAGCCTTAAGTATTTTCCTAAGAGTGCCAAGACCGGCTACCTGCTCCGGGTCTTCTGGCGGGGCAGACTCTTGAAAGGCAATAGGCTCGGCAGCGTCTACATCCAGCTCCTGCCCTGGCTTTAATTCGTTTACCCCGGCCTGCGCCTGGGCAAGCTCGTCAAGTCTGGTCTCTAGCGGTTTGATGGCCATTATTGCTCACCTTTAATTATGCTACGCAGTCGCTCAATCTGACCAACCCATTGCTTGTCATTTTTAATGTTGGGGCCATAAACTTTTTCGTCAAAAGGCCCATCACTCATTAACCACTCAATCATTTCTTTTTTGGTAACAGTAACCTTGCCACCTTCTTTGCCTCGGGAAAATGCTTGGTCTCTACCAGGATAAGTAATTAACTTATCTTTGTCATCGTTTAAAAATACCCCACTTTGCCAATTTGACATTACATCTTCAAAGTCATCTCTAGCATTAGCCACCAACCTATTAAACGCTTCTCCAATATTTTTGTTGCTCATTTTTATTTGGCTTGCGATTTGCACCGCACCGGTCGGTGGTGTCGTTGCAATCTCACGGCCAATCTGGCCAGCAGCTCTAGCAGCGCCCTTTGTTGCCCGCGTAGCCAACTCTCCCATTGCGCCCAGCTCTCCGACAAACTCAGGAATCTTGGCAGCCTCGCGCCTGCGCTCACTAGCGCCGGCAGGCACCAATGGAATCCCAAGAGTTTCGTCAAAAAATCTTTTAATATCTTCTGATGTCGGCAGTATTGTTTCTTCTTCCAAGCCTTCTAAAAATCTATCAAGCGCCCCACCGGGAATATTTTTCAAAGTTCTTATGGCATTGACCACTGGGAACAAGGTAGCCTGACTAGGGGCAAGACCTGGGACTGCTCTGCCAACTGCCTTTCCAAGACTTTCAATATCACCGGGCAACCCAATGGTTTCTTGCACCGCGCCCTTGAGCAGGCCGGCAGGAACATCAGCAGCAGAGGTGGCAAACTCGCCAAGGGTCATGGGCGTAGCGCCAGGTGGCTCAGTGCCAGCGGCCATCTCTGTACCCATCTGGGTAAAGTCATCAGCGGCAACGGCCATCTCCTGGGCCGGAGGTCTTGTAACCTGCTTCTCACCCTCTAGGTCTTCACCAACGCCATAAATGTCTATTCTGAACCCAGAGGCAAGATCATTAAGGAAGGCATCTTCTAGTCTCATTTTTCACCTCTAACAATCTTGCTGCGATCTAAAATTGTTTTTCTGTCTCTTCGCCCAATGCCAAGGCGTTTTAATTCTTCGTCCGTATAATTAGTTCTGTACTGCAAGCCAAGACTTTCAAGTTTTGTCTCCAAAGATTCAATAGCTGCTTTTTGTTGCGAAACATCTGCTTGTTCCAACCTTGCGGTAACCAATCTCTGCGCCGTTGCAAGAGGATTAAATGGCTTTCCTTCGCTTAATGCTGTTTCTTTTTCAACAATATACTCAGCCTGCACTTGAGCTGCCCTTAAGCGCTCATCCTTAAACCCAGGTGCCAGTGGATCTGGAACACCAAGGCTTTTTTCAATAAAACGTCTAGCATCGGCATCAGCTGGGTTTGACCCTCTAGCAATCCTCTTAAGGGAGTTCGCCTGCTTCCAGCTAATCGATCCTCTTCTAGCAAGTTCATCGATCTGAATCTCGCCCATCTGGCCTCTGTCTACCAGTGACTCATACCGGCCTATCATTTCATCGCTAGCACCGACATCATCGCCTTTAATGATTGCCTTCATTTCTGCGGGGGAAATGTCATTTAATGACCGCAGCCTATCTATTGCCTCGTTGGGGCCAATACGCCCGCGATACAAATCTTCCCGAACAGAAAGACCAATGGCCTTATTCTGTTCCTCTTGGGTCTTGCGCTCACGCTCGGTAACCGCATAAACATCTGCATTTCGCTTTAACACGCGATCCCTTACTTCTTCCCTTTCTTCAATGGTCATTGATTTCCAAACCTCGGAAAACCTTCCAACATCATTGGAGTCCATTTTCTGCAAGGCAGACGCAGGGCTAATAGAGAACTCTGGTTTTGTAAACTCGCGGACAAGTACATTATTCCTGGCGTTGATAGTCGCCTTTTCAAACTTCCGCATAGTATCCACAGGATTGCTCGTCTGGATAGCTACACCGCTCACAACTTTGCGAGCTTCTCCGACTGCCTTGAGAGCATCCACAACAGATGGAGTAGTTTCAAAAACAGTCTCTAGGTTTTTTTCTTGCGCTTTAATTACATCGTCTGCTTGCAAATTAAAAGTTGCCTGCGCTCTCTGAACGATGACCGAGGAAGCTCTGGCCATAACTGCCCGCCCCTGGCCGGCAACGGTATTTACAAACGCCGACGCCTGCTCAGGGCTATACACAGATAAAGCCTTCGCACCTTCTCGCCCAAGAGCCGACAAGGTTTCTTGGACGTTGGTCAGGTCTTGCACCGTTCCAAGTTCAATTTCAGATGTTAGTTTTGCCAGCTCTAAACTTGCCTGCATCTCAAGGTCTGTACGCAACTGAATTGCCATTATTTGGTTGCGCTGCTTTTGCTCTTCGGCAAATTGCTTTTGCTGCGCTTCTGCCCTACCAAAAGCAAATTGGCTTATACGGTCTAAAGCAGAAGACACAGACTCTGTAACCCTGGACTGCTCCCGGAGGTTGGCAAAATCCAACCTCGGAATGTCGGCAGAGATTAAGCCAGATTCTTGATAGCGTGGTAGGCGTGCCATGTTAAGCCTTGTTTATACATTAAGTTGCCTAGTTTCAATCGGCGCCGGGGCTTGAGTTCCACTGAACCCCATGTAAGCAGCAGTTCCCAACTTCGCCATTGCATCAAAAGCTCCGCGCCTAGCAGCTGCTTTACCAGCAGATTCATAGATCCTAGCCTGTATAGCACCGCCACGCATAGCGGCATCTGCGTCTGCTAGCATCATCTGGTACTCGCGGCCAGCGGTTGTATCGTTGGCAGCCCTCACCAAATCAGGAGAGCCGGAAAACGGGTCTACGCCTCCAGCGTATGACCTTGCAGCCAGAGCAGCATTTACCTGCATTCTCTTACGCAGAACCTCGTTTGACTTTTGTTGGTACTGCAAAGAACGGCGCTCGCCTTCAGCCGTTGCCTGCTGCGCCTGGATTTGATACATCCGTCTTTGCTGCTGGCCGGCCTCGTAAGAACCGACAGCGCTAGCTATTGACGCGAGGATAGCAAGTTCCATATCAAGACCCCTGTGTAGTGCTTACTTTGTATTCCATGCCAAGCACCGTAAGCTTTAACGGCACGTCCTGTTCCAGCGTAATCTTGCCCTCTTGGCTATAACCCTGGATGCCATCAATCGTTTTGGTACCCGTAAACTCAGGCACAGGGTTATCAAAGATTGGCGCGTTAAGGTTTCGGAACGGGACTTCAATCCCATTGAGCTTAAGGTGCTGGGTATCCTTAACAACCATGTTTACTTCGACAATCCGTTTTTGGAATCCTAGCCTTGTCCCGCTAGCAATCTTTAGTTCTACGGGCATAGTCACAGCCTTGACAGTAAAGTCCAGCCCAACCTGATAAGTGCTAGTAGCTGCCCTTGGGAAAGTTATAGAACCATCGTTGGCAACAGTATCGGCTGGCTGCAAGGTGCCGTCCAAAATGATGTCCACCTGCTTGCCGGGTAAGTGAGCAAGCGTAGCCCCGCTACCAGTGGTGCCAGACACGGCAGAGTCCACCAAAAGATTGTCTACAAAAATCTCTACAAACCATTTGTCATCAGAACCTATGGTGCGCTTGACCACCGTGTAGATTGTCGTTAAATCCACGCCGACATCAATGTACGCCCCGTCTGTCAAGAACTCAGAAGGGGCAATGACGTTTTGGCTACGCAATAAGGAAAACGCTACCATGCTCCCGTCTTGGCCGTTGACAATAAAAAGCAGGTCATTCTCATCGGTTGCGACTGACCTCCGTAGCGCCATGCGCGTGGGGCTGCGTAGCAGATGGCCAGACAGCAAGCTTATTTTGCTAGTCACATAAGTGAGCTGCGTGTCCGTAAAAGCAAACTCATTAAGAGACTTGCCCTGGCGCTGAATAAATAACGTGCCAGACTCAAGCTGCTGCGTGCGGATACCCTCTGCCGAACCATTGCGAGTGGATGACTTTAAGAAGAAGTTCACCGGGGTTACCGGGTCCAGACCTTCCTGCGGCACATAGAACTCACCGCCAGTCGTAAAGACTTGCAAGTCGCGGCCAGAGGTAATGTCGGTAATCGCATTAAAGGTATTGGTGTCTAGCGTCGCCTCAACAGCATCATCATCCAAACCCTCTGTTGCCTGGAAGTCAAAGAACAATCCGACCTTAGAACCCCAAACGGTTGAAGGCCTAGACTTGGAACCACCAAAATACAGCCGCCCTTCGTGGAATGTCACGGTCCTTGGATAACCTCTAATTGAAGACCAGACCGGCTCATATCCAAATTCAATTTCCCATTTGTTGTTTGCAATTGTTGAGGTATTGAAAAACGGGAACTCAGATTGCACCAGGGCAGATGTTGTAGAATTGATTTGAGAAATCCTGACACGGCCCTGCGGTTGTGCATTGATGTACTGACCAACCTGGCTAGATACCGAGAACGTGCTGGTATTGTCCGGAGTAGTGGACCAGGCTATAGATACCGTGGCCACCTTTGTAGACCCGACATAATCTGAGATTACCCGAATCTGACCAGCACCGGTGCCACCGGTAATCGTTATCGTTGAGCCATTGTAAATGTCATCGGTGGCAGACGCGCTGGCATCTAGCGTGATGGTGGTAGATGCACCAGCCTGCGCCGTCCCGGTACGGCCGTCGTGGAACACATTGCCAGATGCGGTTATCGTAATATTCCCCGACACCTTATCTGGAGCAATGGTGCCGGTTGGGTTTACTACCGTGCTGGTGAAGTTATACGATGGCGTACTATCAAAACTGATAACGCTTCCAGTCCAGTCGGCATTGGTCGCCCCGCGCACAATTTGAACAGGCGGTATGTCCTGATGCGTCAAAATCAAGGTATCGGCAGACTGAGTCCAGCACAGCGTGGAAAGCCTCGCGCCCGTGAGCCCAAGGCTAGAGGTATCCAAGTAATCCAAGGAACCGCCATTGATGGCAGTAACCAAAGCACCCTGCCTAAAGACGTGCATTCTGTTGTGGGTAAAACACAGCATATAGCTGTCGCTAGTGCTGAACTCAAACGGTACTAAGCGAACACCATTGAACGCAGACTCAGCGCCAGAGCTGGGAAGGCTAAACAGGAATTTGCTACCAGGCCTGCGACGAATCCCGCCCTGTGGCTGCACCACCACATTTGTAGCTTCGCTCAATGCGTTTTGGTAAGCCTCAAGATCAACCCTAGCGCGCAAGAGCGGATCTAGCTCCCCAGTGCTAAAGTTTGTCTGGATGCTAACAAATCGAGTCATCAGTACCTCACGTCAATCAGGCTGTAGTCTTCTATGACCTGGTTTGGCTGGCCGGCACCATCAATCTGCATGGCAGTTCTCATGTACCCACCGCGGCCATTTTCCGCAGGGGAACCCACTGCAACGTTCTGCCAGTAGTTGGCCTTCTCAACCTGATCAGTAATCGGCGTAGACAGATGCCATGCCATTAGATACTTCATAAGCTGCACAAAGTAGACGGGCATTTCAAACTCTTGCACCGCGTACTGGTAGTCAATCCAGACCTCTTCCTCGTTGGTCAGCAGCTTGTCTTGAAATATTCGGTAGTTGCGGATCGTGCGTACATTTGGGCTGCTAGATATAACGACAGACCGGGGCGGGCCAATGCGGTCACCGGGCAGCTGATATTCGTACTTGTACTCGGTTGTGGGAGTAGTCACCAATTTGGCTAGCTTAATTTTCTTAAAAGAAAACCCCCAGGGATAAATCAGCAGCGCTTGGTTCTTAATGTCCGAATACAGACGGTCACAGACGTTAGCCTTGTCAGTACCCTCTTGGAAAGACGAAATAGCCCCGGCCCCGATCATAAGCAGGGCATCAGAACAAATTGATAGTGCTGAATCGCCGGCGGCCATTTATGCCTCCACAATAAAAGTAATGCTATTGACTGATTGCCTTTTAGCGGTTATTTCCCAATCCGTAAAGGTTTCCTTGATCTTATTGCACCACCAATCCGCTGGCTTGACAATCAGGTGGGCATTACGCCCGTCTTCCAAGAACTTGCCGGCTGGGGCGGTGGACACAACCAAGTAGACAAAATGCTTTGCCAAAGACCGTATGTCTTCCAAAACATAATCTAGGCACTCCGGCTCGACGTGTTCCAAGACATCGCAGCAGGCGACAATGTCGTGCGGCTGCGGCCTAGCAGAAAACTCAATGATGGCAGGGTCATAATTAGTGCATTCTAAGTACTGAGACATGGTGGCCTTGCCACAACCGTAGTCCAAAACACTGCCCTTGCCCACCAAGCTGGTCAGCTCCAAAACATCAGAGTAAACCTCCATCCGCACCCGGCTGCCATACTTCCCGTCTTTTTGGTGCAGCTTAAAGTTCAGTCTTCGGTATTCTTCGCTAATCAGCATGGCGCGCCTAATATCCGCTTTGTATTCCCAGACATTGAATATACGCCCTTCATATGACCGTCGCGGACGTGATTGTGCAGGCAACCCAGCCAGCCCTCTATCTGCTCGCGGCTAGCAAAACTCTTGACATCAGGGAACTGGTACCTATTCGGGTAGCCCTCGGAATACTTAGACATCTTTGGGTCCAAAGGAATCCCGGCCAATATAACCTCGTCAAACCCCATGCCAAGCTTGGCCCATAATGCGCCGCACAAACCAGAGGAACCAGTTACCCAGTAAAGCTCATCCCAAACGTAATCGATAGCCTGCCAGGAAGCTTCCGGCATCGGAAGAAACCACAACCCGGCGCCCTGGCTCTTGTAACTTCTGGGCCTAGCGTGCAGTTTAATCCTCCTGCCGGCCAAGCTCTTAATCTTTTCCGACATCTCGCCGTGCTGCGTCCAGACGTGTGTAATCTCTGGGACTATCGTGGCGGCATACTTGACACCAAGAATGGTGGCGTCAGGCCTTAACTTCTTAGCCTGCTCTAAATCCTCAAACAAATTGGGGGCTGCGCCACAAAGAATGGCACAACCCCCGTGCTTTACCTCATAAACAGCAGGCAAGATTAATCGCTGTTTGTAGCGCCAATCGCGTTAGCATTAGCAACATCAACCACCGTGCCGGTATTGCTTAACACAACGTGGAATCCAAAGAGGCGGTCTGTAGAGCTAGAGGCCTTAGAGGCCACATAAATCAGATCGCCAACCTTGAGCAGGCTAGCTACAGAATTGAAGTAGCCAGACCCGTCAACGTCACCAGGGATATCGTCGGTTGAGTAAGTCCATACCTGGGGAGCATTGCCAGCCTTAGAACCAGCGACAAGAGCCAAACCATTTGCATTGAAAGCCATGTCAGTTCTCCTTAGGTTGTAGATGCGCCGACGGTATCAAGCGTCGTGATTTTAACGATACCCTCGACGTCGATGGCAACCGCGTTGGCCGAGAACATTGCATTGACCAACCAGCTGGTCTTCTCAGGAACGTAGTTGATTTCGGTCTTGGGCGCCATGCCCTCAGCGTAACCAATAGCGTCACGGTGGAAGGCGAACAGCGTGCGGTCATTGGTAGCCAGAGGCAGACCACCCTCAGCGCGATCACCCAACACATGGAAGGTAAAGCCCAAGAAGGTATTCAGCTCGCCGGACACCAGAGCGCGGACGGTATTAAAGTCGGCAGAAGTCACCGAGGTTTCGCCCAGCAAAGACGAAAGGCTATTGGCATGAACAATCATGTGCCGGTCAGTGAAAGGCACATTGTTCTTGTCTAGCAGTCGCTTGGCAGCGCGGAGCTTGGCAACGTTCAGGTTTGTGGAAGTACCACCAATGTCTGCGGAAACCGTGTTACCGCCAACAGAAGCACCGTTCAGGGCATCAATGATCAGCTGGTCCTGGCGGCGGCCAATAGCATTGGCAACCACTTGGACAAGCTCTTGACGCTCGTCAAAGTTTACTTTCTGTTGATTGAAGATGTCGCTGTATTCAGCGGCATTCCAGTCTTGGAGGTTAACGGTAACCTTGTCAAACCCAACATTCAAAGGGGTGACATCGGTCTGGGGGACGCGCAAAGTAGCAACGCCACGGCCCACTTTGGGGAACTGCACAGTCAAACCCTCGACACCTCGGCGCTGACGCACGGCACCAACAAGCATAGCTTTAGCTTGGTAGGCCTGCTTGACCTCGGCATCAAAGAGGGTGACAAAGGCGTTTGATAAAGAAACGGCCATTTCAATCTCCTTGAAAAATTAAGAAAGGTCTATCGCATCGGTTAGCCGGTGTTCTGGGCCTAGCTTGCACCTTACGGGTACCAATCGTCTGCGTCCGCAGCGGCAAGGGTCAGATATCTGATTAGCCTTGAGCCGGATTAAATCACAACTGTTGTATGAATGCAACAAAAAAAACCCGGCACAAGGGGGGGGGTGCCGGGTCAATCCCTGTGAAGGGAGGGGAGGAGAATTAACCAAAGTGCTGGGAAAACAGTCTTTCTACTTTCTCTCGGTATGCTTTGTCGGTAGTGTACTTTGGATCGCCAACCATTGCATATAGTTCCTCTTTGGATGGCGCGCCGTCAGCCGGCCCGAAATCAATCGGAACCCTGCCCTCATAGGACTCCCGCAGTTTGACCAAGGCCCGGATGCCGTTGGCCGTGCCACCCATGATTTTGAATTCCTCAAAATCTGTTTTGCTCCAGACGCCCTTTTGAACCAGGCCTTGCGCCCAGGTAACCATGCCCTTAATCATGGCGTCGCCATTTGGGCCTAAAGCCTTCCGCTCTGCCTCAATGCTGGTTCTGACCCGATCCTGCTCGGTGCCGCCCATTTTAACGACGTCGCCCACCAACTTATCAAAGGCAGCCTGACTGATCCCGTATTCCTTGGCCCAGCCCTCAACGTGCTGGCGCACCGGGTCATCTTCTGGAATATCGCCAAATGCGGCAGTATCGTACTTTCCGTCTACCGGGGGTTTGTGCTTTCCCTGGCTAATCTGCTTTCTCAAATCAGACCAGCTCTTGGCAATTGCCTCAAGGTCCGGTTCTGCTTCTTCCTTCTTCCAGAAGTTCTCTGGCCACCAGTCTGGGCGCTCTAACGGCTCGTCCGCGTCCTCTTCCTTCTGCATATGCTGTATAGACTGGCCATCTGGGGTTGGTGCCTCATCCTGCTCTACTGTGACTCCATCCAATAGGCCAGCTTGTTCCTGACTTTCGTCAGTAGTGCTGGGTTGGGTTGTATCCATCAAAGTTTCCTCGCTCTCTTGACCCGTGCTTCCAAGTCCCTAACCACGCTGTTCTGCCCTTCTCGGTAATAAGCATGGCTAGAGTCTGCACCCGGCACGGCAACGGGTTGCTCCAAAAGAGCGGTGCGTAACCACTCCATTAGTTTTTGACCATCCTCATCGCCCAGCACCCGCAGGCAGAGTCGGTTCAAATCATCGGTAGCCTGCTGGGCATCCCGGACATCTGTTGGAATTGCTTCTAAATCTTCCCAGCCCACTACATGGCACCTTGAATCATTTGGCCAGCAGCCTCAGGATTTTGCTCGGCTAGCTGGCTAGCGGCCTCAGCCGCCTGCTGCATAATCATTTGCCGCTCTTGTGGGCTGTTTCTGATCTTAGCGGGGATGCCAAGCTTCTCTGCAATCTCGTCAAGCATTGCGCCAACCTTCAGCACCGCCATACCTTCTGGGCCGGCAGACTGGGTAATCTGGGCGAACTGCAATATGGCATTCACCTCTTCCATATTCTGCGCCATAGCCAGCGGGGCAACCGGGGCAATCCTAATTTCTAACCCATTAACACGCAATGGCAGGTCAATTAGACCGCGGTCATCCATCACCTGTAGCGTTTTACCGATCAGCGGAATCATGGTCTCGTTGATCAGGCGGCCAAAGGCAGAGCCCAGGTTCTGGGCCAACTCCTTCATGCGCTCCACAATCTCGGTAGCAGACCGGGCAGACATATTGTCTGGCGGCAGGGACTCGTCCAACAGAATGCGTTTGATGTTGGCCACAAGGTCGTTGATGACTATCTGGCTAACACTGAAGTCACCGGACCTAGCCAATGGTCGCAGACTTTCCCCCTGCGGCCCACCATTTCTGGCCACCGGAATAATCGCCCCAGGCACAATCTTGATGGTATTCGGGTTCAGCACTCCGTCATCAGCAGCGGTGTATACGCCAGTGATACTCAGGCTAGCGTTTTTCAGCACCAACTCTTTGACCTTGTTTAGGGTCTTGATGTCCGGGATAGCGGTGACCAAAGGCCCACGCCCGTAGATTTCTCCGGCCACTTTCATGTAACGGCTCACCACCCACGGGGAATACTTCATGCGCCGGTAGACCAGCTCGGTCTTGGATTTCTTGTCAATGACGTGGTAGCAATAATCCCCACGCTTGACATCCAAAATGGTTGCCTCAATTAGCTCGACATCCTCTGTTGGCTTATCCTCAATAAGCCTAGCCAAATCAGATGTTGGGGCAATCTCTGCGTCCGGCCATTGGCGCTGGATAGCCTCTGCCTTAATCCGCATACGACGGTAGACGTTATCCACAAGGCCATTGGCGCTCTCTTCAAACGCAACCAAATACTGCGGCACTGGGATAAAGTTTACCGGGCTAATATCGTCACCTGGCTGCACAAGCATGACCGCCGTGCCAACCGTCATATCAAGCAGAAACTCGCCCATTGCAATGTCAAAGTTCGACTGCCTTAGCGTGGCGAAAAGCTTTTCTGTGTATACGTCAAGCGCAACCTGGGCCTCTGCTTTGCGCTCATCGGGAATGTCCGGACCAGGCTCAAGCCGGCACCACTTGCGCTGGGGCGGGAAAATACCAGACTGCAAACGATTAGCAAATCTTTGAGTAGAGCTGATGGCAGTAGAGTCAAAGACTCTGTTCATCTTTTTGTTGCCGCCAACCTTGCCCTCCCAATACCCGTCGTAAAGATTGCGCTGGGGCAAAGCAAATTCGTAGCAGTCCTCGTAAAGGTTGCGGAAATCTTCCTTCTTCCGCAATGCAACATCATGCCTTTTTAAGACCTGCTCTGGGTTCAATCTCATCATTTCAGCCATTTTTCTTCTGCGCCTCGTAGCGTTTCAACAGGTTACGGCCTTTTGCGGCCAGTCGAGCAGCAGCAGAACTATTCGTAGGGGCGGGCTCTCCCCAGGCTCTGGCTGCCAGTGCGAGGCGGGTGGGCTCACCATCATCTTTTGTCAGAGGCCCGCTTGGGTTGGTGTAAAACCGGGTAAGGAAACTTCCTTTCCTTCTCATCTTCTCGGGCGTATCTGCCGCGCCCTTTACCCCAGGCTTGAGGTCGGCGCCCTCTTTGCGCTTGAAGTACCGGCGGCCAGCAGCGGTCAATCCACCTTCTGGGTCTTTAATGGGCTCACTCATACCAATCGATCCTCAGCTCTGCCATTTGAGACTGCCCATTGACATTGGTCAGTCGCAGCAAGTAGGTGGTTAGTGGCTTAAGCACAAACTCATAAGTAAAACCAGCGCCACCAGCCCCGGTCCCGCCCTGCCCGCTAGAAATGAACTCGGCATATATCTCGGTGCCGGCATTGCTAACAGTCGGATTCAAAACGGCAGCGCCCTGGCTGGCAGCGGTCAAGTATCGATTCCTGCGGTGCAGCGTCATGGTTGTACCGCCAGAAGTGGTTGCGGCCTCGTAGATATAGAACTCAGCCTCACCGCCGCACTGGTACGTCATTACGGCGTGCGCGTACACATTGGCCGGCCACGCAATGGCTATATCAATGCTCGTAGCAGTCGCTAGCTTGTCAGCGTTTGGTTGTAGCTTGTAGGCGTAATAAGCACGCCCCTCATGCAGCCTGTAGTGATTGATGTCAATAGTCGGAAATGGTTCCGAAAAATCAACCAGCACATGGGTGCCATCCCGCTTGCCAAACGATGGTGTCGCGTGGCGGCTAGCAGTGGTGAGTGATTCGCGCTGTACCTCTAGGCTCA